AATGATCCATTGACTCCTCGAAAGAAAGTTCTCTATGAGGGACAAGGCAAGTATTATGGCGAGACTCTTGACGCCTACGAACAACCGCTTCAGTCTTATAGCGATGTCTTATTCGTGGTTGATAACTCTTGCTCGATGGCAGATGAGCAAGCATCGTTGGCCAACAACTTTGCGAACTTCATGCAGATATTTATGAAGAACGACACGGACTGGCAGATTGCCGTCATCACAACCGATAGCGGTTTCTTCCGTGGAGACATCATTACGAAGACAACGCCCAACGCTGCTGATGTTTTTGCACAGCAAGTTCAAGCAGGAACCAACGGTTCCGGCATTGAAGCCGGTATGGCGATGGCTTACCGTGCAACCGATCCAAGCATCGCTGGTGAGGCGGCTCCTGGGGGCTCCTTCATGAGGGAGGATGGGCAGTTCGTTATTATCTTTGTGTCGGATGAACCTGATCAATCAGGCGCACAAGCAATTGACTACTACAATTATTTTTCTAGCCTTAAGGCAGACCCCGATGATTTTATTGCCCACGCTATAGCGGGCGACATGCCCTCTGGATGCGGTGGTGCGTCGGCTGGTAGGGGCTACTATGAATTGACTGGCTATACTGGCGGTTCTTTCCTTTCTATCTGTGCAGCAGACTGGGGAAGCCATCTTGAAACTCTGGCTGAAAACTCGGTTAAAATCCTCGATGAGTTTGAGTTAACAGATTACCCTGTTGCGAGCACGATTGTTGTGACGATTGATGGCGTTGTGACCTCCACTGGCTGGACTTATAATTCCACAGACAACTCTGTTGTGTTTGAAAAAGCACATATTCCAGAAGGTGGCTCGACAATTGAGATTGAGTATGCTATAATGGGTGATTGCGGAGAGTAGCATGAGCGACCCAAATTATGTCGCCAAGGTTGAACAGGCGATAAGCGACAAGTATGGAGACGAAACCATCCAGAACCCAAAAGGAAATTGGGACGAGGATAAAGAGAAAGAATATCTTAAGCAGATGAAGGCATTTTATGCCAAGACTCACAAAAATGATGAGTGGCAAGAAAAAGTTGACATTAACGGCATTAAGATTTCAAAAAAACTATTTAACAGAGACTCGGTGCGAAATTGCCCACTATGTGGAAGTTTTGCACAAAAGTCTCTCGATGACATTTATATTATCAAATACGAGTGTTGTAACACTTGTTATATAAAACATGTCGAGGGGCGAGAGGAGCGCTGGAAAACAGGGTGGCGACCAACGCACACTGAGGAAAAATAATGGCAACAGTTTTAGAAATTATTAGGGGGCTTTCCCAAGCCGCAGCAAACGCTCATGATGGTGCGTTTGATCAAGATGGCAAAGCCATTGAAGTGGGACTCATGCGTGAAAAAGGCGATCCGCTTATTGATAAGCGAGTAATGGATGGCTTTAACGTGAGGTTTATGGGACCCAATCTGTGTATCTCTTATATGTCCGAAATTCAACTCAAAGAAGTCTACAAGAAGGGCTTCGAAGGTGAAATGGAACAACGCTTGGCTGATATTGCTAAATTCCTCAAGAAAGAATATAAAAAAGTCACTGGCGACTCTGTTACTTTAAAGAAGAAGGGCGAAATTGATGTTCGAGTTGAAAGCTCTTCACGCATTCGTTCGTGGGTTACTGCTTATCAGCTCTATGAGATTGGGGGCATGAAGGACGTGATGCAGATGGACGCCGGGGGTGATCCTGTAGAAAAGAGTTGGCGTGACTTTCTCGATCTTGGTGGTTGGAAAGGCAAGCGCCCGCAAAACGATACTCGGAAAAAGGAATCAAAGAAATGAAACTTTCAAAGGCAAGACTTAAGCAGATTATCAAAGAAGAGATTGAGGACATCGCTGCGGGCGAAGAACTCGGAACTACCGAGCCAGTGTTCGACACTTCTCCCGAAGGCAAACTTTTGAACTTGATTCATGCGGGCGAAATACTCTCCAAACAAGGCAGCACTGCTGAAGAAATAGCCGCCAAGTTAAAGATTGGCGATGATAAAGAAGTGGTAGAACTTATCAGGCAGCTTATTACTCCTGACGCAAGTTTAGCAAGCGTTGGGCGCTAAACCCCGATGGCTTTTAAGCTCACCAAAGAAAAAAAGATTAAGGAAATACTGAAGTGCGGTAAAGACCCTGCGTATTTCCTTAAAACGTATGCACGTATTTCTCACCCCGTCAAGGGGTTGATTTTATTTGACACGTTTGATTATCAGGATTCTCTTTTAAACGACTTTAATGATTACCGATTTAATGCCGTGTTAAAAGCGCGGCAGCTTGGTATTTCCACCATTGTTGCAGGCTATGTTGCGTGGCTAATGCTTTTCCATCGCGACAAGGCTGTGCTCGTTATGGCGACGAAGATCGGAACCGCAGGCAACCTGACACGAAAGGTGAAGGGAATTGTTAAAAGCCTTCCGCCATGGTTGCGAGACATTTCGCCCATCATCGTGGATAACAGAACTTCGTTCGAATTGGACAATGGTTCGTTTATTAAATCAGCAGCCACCTCGGGAGACGCTGGGCGCTCAGAGGCTCTGTCTCTTTTGATTCTTGACGAGGCGGCTCATATCGACAACATGGGCGAACTCTGGATTGGTTTGTATTCTACGCTGAGCACAGGTGGGCGATGTATAGCCCTTTCCACGCCCAAGGGCGTCGGTAACTGGTTCCATAAAACTTGTGTAGACTCCCAAGCAGGGGTAAATAATTTTCACTTAACCACCCTTCCCTGGAGCGTCCACCCAGAGAGGGATGAGGCTTGGTTTGGAAAAGAAACCAAGAACATGTCCAAGCGACAGGCTGCGCAGGAGCTGCTGTGTAGCTTTAATACATCTGGAGAAACTGTTATTGAGCCTGATGACATGGATTGGCTTCTTAAAAACTGCCAAGAGCCCAAATATCGTACCGGCTTTGATAGAAACTTTTGGATATGGCAGGAGTGTGATCCTTCGTGCAATTATTTAATGGTGGCTGACGTTGCTCGTGGAGATGGTGAAGACTTCTCTACTTTTCATATTATTGAGTTAGAAACTTTGGCTGTCGTCGGAGAATATCAGGGCAAACCTACGCTCGATATGTATGCTGGAATGCTTAACCAAATTGGTCGAGAGTATGGGAATGCAATGCTCGTGGTAGAAAATAATAATATTGGTTATAGCGTTCTTGACAAACTTGTAGAATATGGTTATCCTAATATATATTATTCTATAAAATCAACGCACCAATACATCGAACAGCATCAAGCAGAAGTTCGCACCAATACAGTTGCTGGTTTTACCACCACGATGAAGACGCGCCCGCTTATCATCGCAAAACTGGAGGAGTTTGTAAGAAACAAACTAATTAAGGTGTATTCTTCGAGGTTAGTAAACGAATTAAAGACTTTTATCTGGAAAAATGGTAAGCCGCAGGCGATGAAGGGCTACAATGACGATTTAGTTATGGCTCTGGCGATTGCTTGCTGGGTTCGCGACACAGCCATTCAAGCAAATTCCCGAGATTTAAACTATCAAAAGGCATTTGCTGATGCGATTGTCACCTCCAGAACTGTTTTGAATTCAAGAATTAAAGGACAAAAGGGATACGATAGACACAATGACTTTGTGGACCAACTTAATGATGCGAAGCGAAGCTATGATGAGTTCATGTGGATTATAAAGTGAGAAAATAAATGCCCCCATTTAACAAAAACATAACTAAAGGTAAGAATCCCGTGGACACTTCCACTGGGCTTTTTAAGGCGCTTACGAGATTGTTCTCGGGGCCTATTATCAATTACCGCTCTCAATCTGGACGAAAGATTCGGAGACAACATTTAGATAAGTTCTCCTCTCGTTTTAAATCTGCATCAGGTCAGCAGTTTAAAAAGACTCTTTATAACCCTCTTGATATTTTAGCAGCGAATGCCATTGCCAATCAACAGCGGCAAGAGCGCTATGTGGACTTTGATCAAATGGAATATGATCCTATTCTTGCATCAGCCTTGGATATTTATGCTGATGAAATGACGACTTATTCTAGCTTGCGTCCAATGCTTAACGTCAAGTGTCCCAACGAAGAGATTAAAGCTGTCCTCCATATTCTTTTTGATAACATTTTAAATATTAATAACAACCTTTTTGGTTGGTGTCGCACGATGTGCAAGTACGGCGACTTCTTTTTGTATCTAGACATTGATGACAACTTTGGAGTTAAGTCGGTTATTGGGTTGCCCCCTGCGGAGATCGAGCGCTTGGAGGGGCAAGATGCAACAAATCCCAATTATGTCCAATACCAGTGGAACTCAGCGGGAATGACGTTTGAGAACTGGCAGATTGCACACTTCAGAATTCTTGGAAACGATAAGTATGCCCCTTACGGTACTTCAGTTTTAGAGCCGTGCCGACGTATTTGGCGCCAGCTAACTCTGATGGAAGACGCCATGATGGCTTATCGGGTCGTCCGTTCGTCAGAACGTCGCGTCTTTAAGATTGATGTGGGCGCCATTCCTCCACAAGATGTGGAGCAGTATATGCAAAAAATTGTGACACAGCTTAAGCGTCACTCTCTGGTGGATCCTGACACCGGGCGCGTAGATCTTCGCTATAACCCTATGAGCATTGAAGAAGATTATTTCATTCCTGTGCGCGCTGGAAGTGTCACGGACATTCAGAATCTGGCTGGTGGCACCAATACCACGCAGATTGATGATATTAAGTATTTGCGCGATAAGCTCTTCGCAGCCATTAAGATTCCCCAAGCTTATTTGACGATGGGTGAAGATGGTGCGGAAGACAAGACAACTCTTGCACAGAAGGATATTCGTTTTGCAAGAACAATTCAGAGATTGCAGAGGGTTATTATTTCTGAACTGACCAAGATTGGAATCATTCATCTTTATACTTTGGGCTTTCGCAATGATGATTTGTTGAGCTTCTCACTGACTCTTAATAATCCTTCCAAGATTGCCGAGCTTCAAGAATTGGAACATTGGAAGACTAAGTTTGATACAGCAGCCGGTGCCACCGAGGGCTTTTTCAGTCGTCGTTGGGTTGCTGAACATGTGTTCAACATGTCTCATGAGGAGTTCTTGCGGTGTCAGCGAGAGATGTTTTATGATAGGAAATATGATTCGGCGTTGCAGGCTGCCGCAGAAGGTGAACAAGCCGGTGCTGCTGGTGGAGGACTTGAAGCAGAACTTGGCGGCGATCTTATGGGCGACATGGAAGATGCTGGCCCCATTGAGGCAGATGCCGCTGATATTGCCCCTGATGAATTGGGCGGTGGAGCTGCCGAAGAGCCGACATTGTTGGCTGTTCCTCCCGGTTCCCGAAACGCTCCCACATTAAAACCATCAAACAAAGAAGGCTATTTGACACCGGGCTCTAAAGGCAAGAGGCATAAAAAAGAACCTTTTGATAGTCGTGGTATTGGCGCTCGTGAACGTCATCACAAGTACGGTCTAGGGGGGGTGTCTCTGGCGAAAAATACCCTGACCAATGTATTTCCTGGCGCCAAAGAATTGAGAACCCTGGCGCGCGGTATAACTGAGGGTATTTACGAGAATGATCAGTCTACTTATAAAGTGAGAGAAAAACTTGAAGAAGAGCGGCTCTTTGATGTGAATGATTCAATTCGCAATCTTATCGAAGGGTTGGAAAAGAAACAAACAATTTTGGTGGAGACTGTAGATGAAAAAACGACACAATAAGAAGAGAAACATTGCTTTTGTCTATGAAGCACTTGTACGCGAAGCGACAGTAGCTGTGATGCGCAAGGATGTTGAAAGACGAAATAAAATAGTGAACATCCTCAAAGAGCATTTTGCATCCGATTCTATCTTAAGAAAGGAAATGCAATGCTATTCCTCTTTGTATGAAAATCAGAATCTAGACGAAGAAACTTCACGAAAGATTTTAAAAGAAGCACGACATCAGCGCAGTGCGTTGGATGCACATACGCTGTTCGCTCAAAAGACAGCTCTTATTAAAGACATTAACAAGCAGCTTTCTCCTTCGGTGTTTAACAATTTTGTTCCCAATTACAAGTCTTTAGCTACAATTGCGCAAATCTTTTCTCTTAAAACCTCTCCCAAGGATCGCGTAATGTTGGAGAGCAACATCGTAAAGGGAATGATGCAGTCTTCTGCCGAGCAGGATGCCCCCGTGGTAGACAATCTTGTCTACAATTCTTTTGTAAAAAAGTTTAATGATAAATATGGGGCTGAGCTTCTGGATGAGCAAAAAGCACTTCTTGCTCACTATATCGCCTCTTTTTCGGATAATGCTGTCGAACTCAAGATGTTCCTTAATGAGGAAATTTGTCGCCTCAAAAGAGAGTTGGAAGATGCCAAAACCATTACCGAGATTCAATCGGACCCGGAGATGCTCCAGAAGACTGAAAGGGTAGTGGAAAAACTAAATGGGTTTGCAAAGACAGAAATAAGCGAACACTTATTGTTGAATGTTCTAAATATACAATCGCTTCTTAAGGAAATCAATACCGATGCCAATCACAATTAGAATTGGTGATAAAGCCAACCAAGCTACAGTCAAGCTTGAACTCGATATTCGCAAAAGCTTGAATGGCGATTTGATGATTTTTGATCATGGCGATATTGATATTGTCCTTTCGGCATCAAAGAATAAGATTGTAGCTTTTCCCAAAGATGTGCTGACAGATGTGGTATATGGTGCTCAAAATCGTTTATTCTCCCACCTCCAGAAGAGGGGGATTGTTATGGGTGAATCAATTCAAGGCGGCGCTTTTTACGGAGCCATGGAAGCAAAAATGGAGATTCCCTATAAAGAAGACATTAGCGCTAGCAAGATGGCTCTGATTAATATTTCCAAATTTATTGATGAAGAGCGTCCTTACTTCGAAGCGGTGCAGATGTTTACAGATATGGATGACGATGAACTTGTTCATCCCGACAAGGCAGACTCCACAGAACTAGGAGAAGTGCCACAGCGCACCAAGCAGGGCTCCATTAGACAAAGTTACATTAACAACCCCTATGGAATGGGGATGTGGTATCAAATGTGAGGGAATAATGGAACTCTTATTTTTTATTTTGGCAGCCTACGGGCTCACCCAGATAATTGTCTATGGGAAGGTTTTTGACAGATTTCGCCCAACCAAGGGAAAGCTGGGAGAACTCTTCAAATGCCCAATGTGCATGGGCTTTCACATTGGCTGGCTCTTAATGTTTCTTTCTCCATTTACAGAACTATTTAGTTTTGAAGTCTCTGCGGCTAATTTTTTCATTTTAGGAGGACTCTCTTCTGGAACCTCATACGTGTTGAGCATGTTGTTTGATGACGATGGGTTGAAGATTAAAGACAAGTCCATTTTAGTTGATGAAGAGGTTGCTGATGTTGAGACAGATTTTTTTGTTAATGAAGACGAAGTTATTCACTAAGGATATATGATGAACAATTTTCTAACACACAAATGGGGCTTACAGCCTGTTCGCAGATGCTGCAAAGGG